GTATGTTAGATTTAGGTGAACTTGTGAAAAGAGCGATTAAATACCTTGTGGAGGGTTTAATGGTTGCTATCGCGGCATATGCTATTCCCAAAAAGGCTCTTAATTTAGATGAGGTATCCCTTATTGCATTAACTGCCGCAGCAACATTTAGTATTCTAGATACTTATGTTCCTAGCTTAGCGGTAAGCGCACGATCTGGTGCTGGATTCGGTATTGGTGCGAACTTAGTGAGATTCCCTGGCGGTTTCGCATAATTTCCAAATGTGTAAAGTAATGTTATAGTAACACCTTACCTATAACCGACCTATATTCAAAACCATAATATAAAGTGTTAAGTGTTATTTCTTATGTAATATCATGTATGTTATATAAGAAATGTATGTACGACGTAGACTGTAATAGTTAATAAAATTGATTGTATGGTTGTAAATTATAAATATTATAACCTAAATATAACGTCAATTTAAATATCCACATGAATACACCCATCACATTATTTGCGTCAAAATTACCGACAGATATACTGAATATTATACAAAAATATATACGAAACGACCTAGCACATGAAGCAGTAAGTAATTATATATGGTATCTGAAATACGAACAAAATTTATACGACACATTTGTATACTATACTTACATAGAACCAACATGTTATTGTGATCAGTTATCACGAAGATATATTCTAAAATATGACGGATGTGATCATTGTCGTTTATATGAAAATACACAACATTATATGATTTCTCAATATTTGACTTGTGTATATGATAATGATAATTCCATAGTATACGATACATAGTAAAAATAGAACTACATAAGTGACTAAATAGTAGGGATGAATTCCCAATTCAATTCATCACATATCTTTTTCCATATTTCGTCTTGTTCAATTCTTTTTTCGCGATCTTTTAGCATTGGGAAATAAGGTAAGAACTGACGTTGGTCTAATAACTCGCACAATTTATACACTGTGTAATAGTAATTTAAAAAATTGACTCGGTCGCCCGGGCAAAATTTCGCATACGGTCCTTGAATTTCCATAAACAAATTACATAACGATTCTTCTAGTTCAGGTGCCATTACAGGCGGTTTGATACCTAGTTTGTCTTTAATAAATGGAATGTGTTCGTAGTACTTATTATATCCTAATTTTTTTAAAATCTCCTTTGCCTTTTTGTTATTTAATTGACTTAACTCAATTCTTTCTTTACGTATTTGATTTTTTATATTTTCTAATATGTCATCCGGAATTTGAGTAGTTTCTTTTGCTTGAAATTGTGCTAATATTTCTCGGAAGTGATTAATTCTCTTGTACGCATAAAAGCAAGCTTCTTTTGGCGGTTCCTTATAAGACGGTTTTTCGTTATCGACTAAGTATTGAATATAATTATGACAATGATTACAAACCATAATCCCTTCATGATCAATCGGGATTAACTCACCTTTCTTACAAGACTGACATATTTCATTATTAATAATGTATTTATTTATATCAATAAATGAATCATCCAAATTAGACAAATACTTTAATATGTTTTCTTTATTGTCATTCGAATTGTTTGGATTATCGCTTGATTCAATTTTAAAAAATGAATTTAGTAGTTTTGTTTTATTATTGTTAGAAGCGACATCCTTTTTATTTTCAAAATAATCGAAAATATACTTACTGTTGTTTAAGTAGTAGTCCTTTTCTTTATGTTTCAAAGCCTTTATTTGTGTGAGAGTGTTTAAAATGTTGTCATTTATATCTAATCGTTGTTCAACTGTGAGATTGGTTGTTTCTAACAATTTAGTTAAGTATTTCTTTTTTGCCCGTAATTCAGGTAGAAGGACATTATTATTTTGTTCAAACTCCTTTTCAAATTCTTTATGTTTTGTGTCTAATGTAATTATACTTTTTTCATCTAGTATAATTTTTTTATTTGTTTTATGCTTAAAAGCAGGCATTAATATACTAATTAAAAACGTTATATTTAATATATATTTTGTTATAAAATATTTCGAGTTAATAATCAGTTAATGTTTTCTCTCTTTACAGAAAAAATGAATATTGTCGTGGACAATTTTGATATAACCCATATAAGTCCAACTATATTAGCTACAATGTACTGTCTCCATAAATATTTAGACAAAGAATGGGAAATTTATAAAAAGCATCATACCTATATCTTAAAAAGAGACGACTGTAAAATGTTACTATCGGATAGTATAAAAATAAAATCATTTGATTTAGACCAAGAAGAGAATAAAACTTTAAAATATATATTATGTTTTTTGTTTAATGTATTGAATAATGGATGGTCAATTAAAAAAAATAAGAATAAATATATTTGTTTAAAAAATCATGAAGGGAAAAAGGAATATTTCTCTGATAATTACATCAATACATTCATGAAGGACCATTTTAATTTCAATTTAATTAAATAATTTTATGTAAGCCTCGGTATTTTTTTCGCAAAAAAAAAATATTTAGCAATAATATAACCATGGGAGGTGGATTAATGCAACTAGTAGCCTACGGAGCCCAAGATGTCTATCTTACGGGTAACCCACAAATTACTTTCTGGAAAGTCTCTTACAGACGCCACACAAATTTCGCAATGGAGTCTATTGAGCAAACATTCAATGGACAGGCCGATTTCGGCCGTCGTGTGACATGCACAATCAGCAGAAATGGTGATCTTGCATACCGCACTTACCTTCAAGTTACTCTCCCTGAGATTAACCAATACATGAAGGGATCTAGTGACCAAGGTGTCTATGCCCGTTGGTTGGATTTCCCCGGTGAGCAACTCATCTCTCAAGTTGAGGTTGAGATTGGTGGCCAAAGAATCGATCGCCAATATGGTGATTGGATGCACATCTGGAACCAACTTACCCTCACCTCTGAGCAACAACGCGGATACTACAAGATGGTTGGTAACACCACCCAACTCACATACATTACTGATCCCTCTTTCAATGATGTTGATGGCCCATGCGAGTCCAACGCTCCTCGCCAAGTATGTGCCCCCCGCAATGCTCTTCCTGAGACAACTCTTTATGTTCCTTTGCAATTCTGGTACTGCCGTAACCCCGGCCTTGCTCTTCCTTTAATCGCCCTTCAATACCACGAGGTCAAGATCAACCTTGACATTCGTCCTATTGATGAGTGCTTGTGGGCAGTCAAGACCCTTAACACTGCTAACTGCACTGGATCTGCCAAGGTCACAACTGCCTACAACCAATCCCTTGTAGCTGCCTCCCTCTATGTTGACTATGTCTTCTTGGATACCGATGAGCGCCGCAGAATGGCACAGAACCCCCATGAATACCTCATTGAGCAACTCCAATTCACTGGTGACGAGTCTGTCGGTTCTTCCAGCAACAAGATCAAGCTCAACTTCAACCACCCCGTTAAGGAGCTTGTTTGGGTTGTTCAACCTGACCAGAATGTTGACTACTGCTCTTCTTTGGAGTGTGGCCAACCCCTCTACCGTACTCTTGGTGCCCAACCCTTCAACTACACTGATGCGATTGATGCTCTTCCTAATGCCATCCACTCATTCGGTGGTGATCTCTCTGTTTCTGCCACCACTGGTTCTTACATCAATGCTTCTGGCCTCTTCAATGATGCTGGTGCCGTTGATCTTGCTGCTGCCTCTGGATGGTGGAATGGAACCGTAGCTCAGCAATACGATGCGCCCCGTCTTGGTGGTAATTCTTTACAAAACTCTGGTGTCTCTGATGCCGGTACCTTCGTCCTTGCTGAGACTGCTCTTGACATGCACTGCTGGGGTGAGAACCCAGTTGTCACTGCCAAGTTACAACTCAACGGCCAAGACCGCTTCTCTGAGCGTGAGGGAACATACTTCGACCTTGTTCAACCCTACCAACACCACACTCGCAACCCAGACACTGGTATCAATGTGTACTCCTTCGCACTTCGCCCTGAGGAGCACCAACCATCTGGATCCTGCAACTTCTCCCGCATTGATAACGCAACCTTACAACTTGTCCTCTCCAACGCAACCGTTGAGGGTACCAAGACTGCCAAGGTCCGTGTCTATGCTACTAACTACAATGTTCTCCGTGTGATGTCCGGTATGGGTGGTTTGGCGTATAGCAATTAATAAAATAGTGTGACCTACACAGTTTTTTAATAAAAGGGTTCGCCCACAAAAACAAAATAAAAATAAAATAAACCCCATAAACATATCTTAAAAAACATATAATAAAAAATATAAATATTTCTTATTATATTCAATAAAACCATGGATACCGCATACACGTCTATTATACGTCATAAATTGATTCGTCAACCACATGATAATACACCAATGTTTGTAAATCGTTCTCAATCAAACACAACATCAAGTGATACTGACGCGCACAATACTATTATGAATGATATTCGTAATGTAAAACTTGAAATCAATCAATTACAACTAACTGTAAGTGAATTACTAAAAATGATGAGTGCGACGCCATGAGATACATTGTTGTGAATTTTCACGATTCGCTATGTCTTACGCATTTTACACGCTGACAATTTAAATATTTGTAATATATATCTATGGGTGACGTAGACGATTATTTTAAAGCAATATTAAGATATGAAATACCTTGGTGTAATATGTTAGGTTTTTTCAATCCATATACAGACCCATTTAGCCATTTTATTTCAAAAAACGTTCCTGATTTTGATAATCAAGCATTCTATAAGTATACGGCACATAATTTCGTATATGATAAATTATGGGTCGCAAGATCTCAAGGCATGATGTGTGGCGAATTAAAAGAATTAAAATATAATGAAAATATCCAGCTTCCTATCTTTATTAAACCTAGATGGGGACATGAAACCGCTAGCAGTAAAAATTGTTTTAAAATAAAGTCGTGGGATGAGTTAGACAAATATAAACAACTCCCAGACATGATGTGGTCAGAGTTTGTTGATGCCAAAGAACAAATGACTGATTATATATTATTAAATGGCACAATCGTATACCAATTAACCTACATTTATTCAGAAACTCAAAACGAATTTATTGACGATTGGAAATATATTAGTCCAGATAGTAAACCTATTTCAAAGATTACTGAGTGGGTTAGCAATAACATGACTAATTTTACTGGCGCAGTAAATGTTCAATATAGAGATGATAAAATCATAGAGGTTGGATTAAGATTGGCACGAGGCGGTGCGTATATACTAAGTACAAAAAACAAATATATCATTACAAATATAAATAATGTTGTGGACAAGGGATTTTGGGATTATACTATACCAACTGAAAATTATTCATTTACACCTTTTTATTCATTTAAGTGTTATACAACCGCTCCGGTGCTATATATCTATCCGCAATATGTAGTCGACTATGTTATGAAAAAACATGGTACTATGCCATTTTATGAATACTATTTTGAACCATCTGGAAAAGATGGAATGGTTGTGATTCAATTTATGCATACTAATTTCGACAAAGGTATGGTGGCAAAACGACATATCGAAACAATGATTACATACGCACAATATATGTTTATTTTACTTTTCATTTCCAGTCTAATCATATTATATTTCAATACCGTGGCTGGAATTATATTACTTATATTCACCATCGCATTATTTAACACTAGATTTTTAAATCCATTGGGAACTCAATACCAACATTGGAAAGCTATGAAACAAATGTTGTAGTATATTTTCAGTATACACATATTTTACATATTTGGTAAGCTAATCAAATAAATTTGTATCAATATGTGTTACTCTAAATTACCAATGGTGTAAAAAATAGTTTACCTACAAATATTCGTATGTAGTTAAACTATCTAACTTACATTGGGGTATTGAATAATTTATTCATATTTGTAATCTCAGGTTTATATTCAACATCCATAAATATTTTTTCGATTAGGTTGTCGTCTCTAAATCGAATGCTATATTCCTTGTGAATATGATTTCTACCAATGCGACCCATCGCTTGTACTGTTTTTTCTTGTGTCATATTACCCAAGTCTTTACTAATATATCCATGGCAGAATTGATAATTTGTTCCATAGATATAATCAGATGAAGCAATTATCATATATAGCTTTTGGTTAATTGCTAATTGTTTCATGATCTCCGTGTAATCATTCGTATGATTATTCGTGAATACACCAATACCCATCAACAATAATATTTTCCAACTACTGTTTACCTCCATGAGCATTATTTTTTCAACGTCTTCCGGCTCAATTTTACAAGAGAATTCATGGTGAATATGATCCTTTTGAGTCCATTTTCGTAGGTGTTCTAATTTATTTGGAACGAATAAATCATTCAACGCAATTGTCTTCACTAATCTTGACAACTCATCTATGTCATGCTTTATTTTTTTTTGTTCTGGTGTAAGTGCGTCTCTTGTCATTTTGTTATCCTTTTCAATTTCATTTCCCAGACTGTCTTCTAATTGTTTCTCCTTCTGTCTTAATATAGTCATGATTTTATCATTGTGCTCTATTGCGGTTAACATATCCTTTATTACGATGTCAGGTATTTTTACACTTTGTAAAATAAACTTTGATATTTTTTCTACATCATCTGCTAAGAATATCGTCGGTCCATCAGTTAATGTATGAGCATCTGACGTAGCAATCTGAATATTCGATTCATATTTTGGTGTTCGGCTATTTTTAAAATCATTATAAATATCATTCCATTGTTCTGGTTTAATTTTCTCCAATACATTTAAGTAGTGTAATTTAATATTGTTCATAGTTAGTTCGCTTAAATTATAATACATTGTTTTAATGGTATATCGTTCGTCTGTAATTTTATTGTGCTTATCCATATAACTAATAAATTTTACACATTCTCCCAAATCCAAATATCGTAGCATCGTTTTGTACTTGCGACAATGTGTCGCACTTTGTTGTAATGTATCATAACTAGTATACTTCAAATGCGGCATTTCTACATAATTATTTGTATTGATTATAGGTATGGATTTATTACAATCGTGGCTAATAATATTGTATACTTTACTATTCTCATATTTACTTGTAAAATCCGCAATTGTCTCTTGTAAATCTTCTTGATGCGGTAATGTCGCCGATGATAGAATAACATTGGGGATAATATTTTTTTGCCAATTCTCAGTTATGTAATGATGAAATTCATGTTCATCGTAATCCATTGTAATAGTAGGTTCATCCCAATACAATATCATATTTTCTGGCTTATTAAACGCATTCATATAAAACATGGCGCATAAATATGATTTAATGTCGCAGATCATTATTTCTACATTTTCGCCATTACTATTGTCTACCTTTCTAGAACCATCTTTGTATACAATATCCTTTCCACTTTTATTATGCTTCACATAATCCTTGGCCGCAAAGTAATGTAGTCTGATATCAGATACATCATGACAACCAAACGCAAATGCTAATTTTTTACCCATTGAAATAGCCGATTTCGCCAAAGCTAACCCAACGTGTCTAGCCGCACACACAAATATGACACGCTTGGACTCTGACAAACCAAGTGGACTTAACGTCTTACCAGTACCAGTTGGAGCGATATATAATACTAATTTCGGAGTAGGAATTTTACAAATAGCGAATAACTCTTTTTGATGTGTATATAAACAATAATCATTATATCTTGTTAAATCATCATTGCTTTCAATCAAATCAACACTTTGTGAAAATAACATATTAATATCTATATCCTCAAAATAATCAGTCAATATCACATCTATAAAATGTAATACCTGTGGATTTAGGTTGGTGATATTTAATTTTCTTAGATGAAATAATGTATAGTAATTTTTATGAAACTTGTTTATATTATCTTTATAGTAATATCGAACTACACATTCAGTTATATGTAACAAATAGAATTCGAAAATCTTTTGACCACACTCGTCAATTGTCTTTTTCAAATTTCCTAGCTTTAATTTTTCCATTGAATTTAATCGTTTTAACGTAGTATTTACTTGAATATTATAGTCAATTTCATATTTTTTAATTAATTTTAATATGATCGGTTCAAAATATTCTTTGAACAGGTATTCCATTATACTTTCTGTAGGTTCTAATTTTATATAATTAATCATAGAGTTATTTTTATTATAAATGATATTCACGTTATGAAATCCACTAGTAATCATATTTAGTATTTCCAGTTCATCTGGCACCACTGGAATTTCTATAGTATTCCATTCAGTTTTAGTAAGCTTTTGTTGATTTAAATCCATTTTGGATAAATATTCGGTAACGTAATAAATAATATAATATAAAATTCAATTTTATTTTAATATAAAATTGAATTATATACCACGCATATAAAATATTTACATCTATATAAATGAATACCCCTTTTATTTTAAGTATTGACGGAAATATTGGTTCTGGTAAATCAACTTTGTATGCTGATTTACAAAAAAAATATGAAAATAATCCAGAAATATGCTTTGTGCCTGAACCAGTTGATGAATGGGCGCATATAAAAGATCATTCAGGCACTCCTATTTTAACAAATTTATACAGAAACACTAAAAAATACGCATTTAGATTTCAAATGATGGCATATATATCACGACTTCATTTACTAAGACAAAAAGTACGGGAGAATAAATATAAAATTATTATTAGCGAACGGTGTGTTCAAAGTGACAAGAATGTATTTGCGCAGATGTTATATGACGACGATATGATTGATCACGATGAATTTCAAATTTATCTAAATTGGTTTGATGAATTTCTGGATGATATAAAAGTTGGTGGTATTGTTTATGTCAGGGTAGAACCGACTATTTGTGCGGATCGTGTAAACATCCGTGCACGTGAAGGTGAACAAATTTCACTGGAATATTTAACAAAGTGCCATAATTATCATGAGCAATGGTTAAATAATACCAAATTATCAAAATTAGTGATTGATGCGAATGTTGATACAAGTTTACCTGAAAATACAAATACTCGAAGTGTATGGGTTGAAACGATTAATACTTGGTTACACAAAAATATGAATATGGACGATACTAATTATACAGATGAAAACGAAAATATAGATAATAATATTATTGCCGACGATATTTCAATCGACTCCTTAAATATGATGAATATGCCGTGTGTATTACAGTTTAATGGTATATGTATCGGAAGCCCTACACGATTGCTCGGTCTTGGCGCAGTTATATATGATATTAATGACGATATTATCTATTCTAGTAAAAGAAATTTGAAAACAGATAAAGAGACCAAAAATTCTGTTGCTGAATATATTGCCTTGATAGATGGGCTTAGATTAGCAAAAAAAAATGATGTATCGCATTTAATCGTAGAAAGCGATTCACATTTGATTGTCAGCCATATAAATAATTCAAATGCTATATTGACGAATGATATAAAACAATACCATCATACGGTCACTTCAATCATGAAAACATTCACTTCGATTGAATTTCGTCATATTAGTCATTTATTTAACGGGGACGCAAGTAGGTTAGCAAAAGAGGCATTGGATGAAACATAACCATATAATACCTACACCTATTATCTACATGTCAGTTAGATAATAGTTTTTTACCGAGAAATGAGCTGGAGCCTTATACTTTAATATATCTAGTTCCTTTTTCGAGGTTGGGAATAATTCTTCACCATAAATATCCTGTAGGCACAACCATTCAAACATTCCGCCAGGATATATATATACATTCTTAAACCCTAATTTAATTAACTGGTCGTATTTATTATATATAGTCATATCATTCGAGTTTTTTCCATAAATAACAATTACTTTGTCTGTATTACCCGTTAACAATTGATTTAAAACGTGCTCTTCTTGTTTAAAATGAATTGTAGTTGGGATTAAACAATCTTGGTTATTGCTAACCATTGTGTTTATTAATATATATCTTTCATTCTGTTTTATAATATCCTGAATATCTTCAAAATTGAATTTTTGAATAGAAGGATTATTTCCCATTGTAAATATTTACATTATTACAAATTTAAATATTTATATCTTTGTTTTCTGTAATATTTTTGTATAGTATTAGTCGAATTTTACTATAATTTCAACCGTTTCTTTTTTAATACTTTTCGAGGCAGACACAGATAATTCTTCACGCTTCTTGCGCGTTTTATTCTTATTGTCTGTAACACGTGCCTTTGATGTGCTATTCCTGTTATTCATATCCTTTTCAATGGTAGCATAATTTTGTTCGATATAGTCAATAACATGATTTTCAATTGCCCACTTAAAAAAGTTTAATTGACCAATGGTAGTTTGGATAGAAGTAGTCTCCTTGTATGGAACTGTAATTCTATCCCACCTACAAAATGGGTCGAATCTTCGCTTAGAATAAGCTTTCAACTTTAATTTATAATCATTGTATACTTTGAAACGTTTATCCGTGTTTTCTATTTGGTATACAGTATAATATTTTTTAGCATAATTCGTAGCAAACCAGTCTATAATTCTAAGAGAAATTCGTGTTTCACCATTAATTATATTTAACATCCGATCCATATTTTGATTTGTATTATAAAATTCCAATAAATTATTTAATAATAGATCATTCTGAGTGCTATATACACTATTCATTGAATACTATAATTATAGTTAACTCCATTTTTTTAAACCCTTTTTACACCTTTTAACATTTTACACGACTATCTGACTATCTTACATAATGATATCATTTTTGTACATGGTTGAATATGGATTTAGATTTGTTTGAGCGATTGGGTCACGTTTATTCATTTGACTATACATAAATTCTCGTTTAGTTTCATGAACGATAAAATCATGACCTTCTTGTAATATAGTCTCCATGACAGAATTACCGATTGCTTTATGTTTATCTGATAGTTTACTTTTTGTATAGAATTGATCCTTAATTGATGGCGACCATTTTATGTAAATGACTTTGTTCATATAACTTTACCCGCTATTTTTAAAATTGTTTTTTTACTATTTTAATGTCCTTTCCTTTTTTAAATCTAGTGCTATCCATATCCCCACGTTTAATATTACAATCCAGGCAACATATTACCACATTATTATAATTATGTCCCAAACCATTATTAATACGATCCAATGTCCATTGTTTCTTATATAATACAGTCGTATACAATACATCACAACCATCTTTACAGTAAAAACAACTTAGTTTACTGTTCACCATAAGCTCAAGCACCTGGTCATTGGATATCAGTAATTCTGGATTCAGCACACTTTTTTGTATGTCTTGATTTTTATACCCAGTTATTTTTTTGTTGATCTCTCTGGTTATTATATCCCCATTCTCTATGGATTCGCCTAGATACATCCGGTTTATAAACGATACTTGTGACGTATGTGAATAACACTTGCTATCTAACTTCCATTTCTCAGTGTCTTTTCGTTTTGGTGTCTCAATTTTGTTTATTTTATCTACATTGTGTTTACCAGATATTTCAATACACTTCATCAAACTTAAGAATATAATATATTATTTATATTATTTTAAAATAACATAAACTGTATTTACTAATTAATATAATGAAGGACGAGTGTTTTGAACTTAAAACTATAAAATATAAATCGATGTTGTTAAGCAATTCTACTGATGAACCATTAGAAACTGTTGAAAATTTATCTAATATGAATGATTTTTTGGAAGTAGAAAAGAATAGTATATCTAGTGATCCGTGGACTAAACTGAATAAAACTACTAAACTACTTAAATTTAATGAGTTTGTACTAGCATATTGTAATGAACATAAATATCCAGATAGTGACAAGATTGAATTGACCAAACTACTTTCTACCAATTTAGATCGAAAACGATTATTAAAATCAAAAGAGGTTTTATATGATAAAGTCACTGGTAAAATTACATCGATTCCGTCATTAATCTATAATAATACCACTAAAAAATTCACTCTTAAAAGATGTGAGAAACGTCAATCTACGTTAAAATCATTAGCTCCTAAACGAATAAAATCTGCTAAGACCGCGGACGAAGGTATGGCCACGAGTGAGCTAACAAATAGCACTATTGCTTAGAGAAATTACGATATCTCATGAAATTGATATAAATGGTTATTGTTATTACTATATACTTAACTATAGTAATAATAATGTTAATATCTCAATTATCAGACCTTGTAAATATTAGTAGCCGATTTAACATAAAAAGCATAATTTCACGTAAAGAAGCAGACGAAATTGAATTATCCATGAGCAATATGATGGATATATACATCAATGAAAACCCACTCGAGTTCAGTTCACCTCATTTTGAAGATAATTTAAAGGACTACGTTATTACTAATATGACTGTAGTATTAAAACATTTATACGATGAATCGAGATTGATATTGAAATTAGAATCGATCTACAATAAGCTGAACAAATACTACTTTTCCAACTATTATCCAATTAGGTCATATTCAAATTCGTTCATCAGAAAAAAACCAAATGTAGAACGAATAAAAGATAAACTCTTGACTATTGAAAATAAACCACAACCTACGCAGAAATCGGATGAATGGTATTTATTTCGGCATAATCTAATTACTGCCAGTTCGGCATGGAAAATATTCAAGTCGCAATCGGCTATAAATCAATTAATCGTTGAAAAATGTAAAACAATAGATGTAACTAAATACGACACGGTTAATACATCCACTCCAATGCATCATGGAAATAAATACGAAGATGTGTCAATTATGTTTTATGAGCATATGTACAATACCAAGGTACAGGATTATGGTTGTATTCAACATGATACGTATCCATTTTTAGGTGCGTCACCAGATGGTATTAATATAGATCCTACCTCCGATAGATATGGTCGAATGTTAGAAATTAAAAATCCAACTACACGCGAAATTACATGTATTCCGAAAGAAGAATATTGGATTCAAATGCAGCTACAAATGGAGACGTGCGATTTAAATGAATGTGATTTCTTGGAAACTGTTTTTAAAGAATATGATGATGAACAAGAGTTTATGGCAGATGGTACGTTCACGTATAGCGAAAGTGGTGAATTAAAAGGAATCATTGTATATTTTATGATGAATGGAAAACCATTATATGAGTATATGCCTCTATACCTCACTAAGCAAGAGTATGATATATGGTATGATATGATTATGGATAAACACAACCATCTAACATGGATAACTACTATCTATTGGAAGTTGGAAGATTATAGTTGTATTCTTGTATTACGCAATAAATATTGGTTCAAGCATGCCATTCCTGAAATAGAAAAGGTTTGGCAAATTATTGAAAAAGAAAAAAAGGATGGCTATGAACATCGTTTACCTAAAAAAATAAATAAACGTGTGCGTTCAGACTCTTTAACACAATCACATGAACCACTAACAAATCATACTTGCCTTATTAATATCGATTCGTTGAACTAAATTATTCTGATGGACATTCAGACGGATGTGACGCATAATAGTTTACTCTAATATCTGGATTGGAAAAGGGGATCGACCTAGGTGTATTTGATATTTCTAATTTTTTATCGTTGTATAACCCTCCGCAAAATTCAGCCGGTGAACATTTTCCATTATCCGGCGTGGCCCAGTATCGCACATTATTCGTATATTGATTGTACGATGAACCAAATATGGGATAATATGATGAATTTGTCTCGTAATTATTCATGGAAATGCCAGGTCTCGTCTTTAATGGATACTCTTCGTATAATACTGGTACATTTACATCCATTGGAAAATTTCCAGGAGTCAAATTTGTAAACCCTTCGTTGCTTGTCCAGAATATTGCTATGGTAGCAACTACAACAAATAGTGCTAAAATCAAACATAATAATTTATTGTCCATGGTTGATATATAGATATGAATATTTTATTTTTATCTATAACATGATTGAAGATTCTTTGCGACAACAATATAAAACTATTTGTTTAGTTTATTCATAATGTCTACAAACGAACATGAAATGCGCGTTCTTAAAAGAAATGGTCATTATGAAAATGTCGAGTTCGATAAAATTTTAAAACGCGTTAAAAGTATCGGTACCAAATGTGGAATTAAATTGAATTATACCACGTTTGTCATGAAAGTAATAGATCAATTATATGATGGTATACCTACCACTAAAATAGACGAGTTAACGGCTGAACAATGCGTATCTTTAAGTATTCAACACCCAGATTACAATACTTTAGCCAGTCATCTTATTATATCGAATCATCATAAAAACACAAATGATTCATTTTCGTGTGTTATGAAACAATTATACGAATTTAAAGATGTTCATAGTAAACAACATCCATTAATTAGTCCGGAATACTTTTCGATTGTTGAACAACACAAAGATGTGTTTGATAATATGATTGATCATGATCGTGATTATCTAATAGACTACTTTGGCTTCAAGACATTGGAACGAAGCTATTTAATGAAAATTAATGGCGTAGTAGTTGAAAGACCACAATATATGTGGTTGCGTGTTTCAATTGGTATTCATGGAAATAATATTGAAAAGGTGATAACCACATATGAATTAATGTCTCAGAAATATTTTACACATGCCACACCTACCTTGTTTAATGCCGGAACGTCAAATGCGCAATTAAGCTCGTGTTACTTATTGGCAATAGAAGAGGATAGTATTGCTGGTATTTATAATACGTTAAATGATTGTGCGCAAATATCTAAATGGGCTGGCGGAATTGGACTCCATATTCATAACATAAGAGCCACTGGTAGTCATATTCGAGGCACAAATGGAAGTTCGAACGGCATTGTACCCATGTTACGTGTTTTTAACAGCACAGCACGATATGTGGATCAAGGCGGCGGACGCAGGAATGGTAGCTTTGCTATATATCTCGAGCCATGGCATGCGGATGTCGAATATTTCCTAGAGATGAAAAAAAATCACGGAGATGAAGAAATGAAGGCAAGAGATTTGTTCTATGCCTTGTGGATTCCAGACTTATTTATGGAGAGAGTAAAAACAAATGGGGATTGGACATTAATGTGTCCGGACGAATGCCCCGGTCTATCCGATGTATATGGTGCTAAATTTGTTGAATTATACACGAACTACGAAATACACAACAAGGGTAAAAAAACAGTAAAAGCCCGTGATTTATGGTTCAAAATATTAGACAGCCAAATGGAAACTGGTACTCCCTATCTATTATATAAAGATGCGGCAAATGAAAAATCCAATCAAAAAAATATTGGAACTATCAAATCTTCTAATTTATGTACTGAAATTATCGAATATAGTGACAATACGGAAACTGCTGTATGTAATTTAGCTAGTATTGGTCTATCTAAGTTCGTTAATAACGATCACTCATTTGACTATAAGTCGTTACACGAAGTTACAAAAGTCGTCACGGATAACTTAAACAAAATCATTGATATTAATTTTTATCCGACTGATAAAACAAAACGAAGCAATCTGCGTCATAGGCCGATCGGTATTGGTGTTCAAGGTCTAGCCGACGTATTCGCATTAATGGACCTTCCATTTCATAGTGAAGGAGCGAGAGAGATAAATATACGCATTTTTGAAACTATTTATCATGCGGCATTGGAACAATCAATGGAAATTGCTAGGGAAAGACATCATTATATTAATACCATGTCTAATGACACGACTTCTACTAGCGAAAATAATATATTCTCAGCTTTAAATCAATACGAATTACATATGCTTCATTCGTCGTTTAATGGAGCATATAGTACATTTGAAGGCTCTCCAATGAGCAAAGGAATTTTTCAGTTTGATATGTGGAACGTAGCCCCTTCGAATCGATATGATTGGAATGCCTTAAAAGAGTCTATTATGAAATATGGTATTCGCAATTCTCTTTTGGTGGCTCCCATGCCTACGGCAAGTACTTCTCAAATATTAGGTAATAACGAATGTTTTGAACCATTTACCAGTAATATATACACAAGAAGAACAATTGCTGGCGAATTTATCATAGTAAATAAATATTTAATGCGTGAGTTAATTAGTCTTAACCTATGGAATGATGCTATTAAGAATCGAATTATTATTAATAATGGAAGCATTCAAACGATTCCAGACATTCCAAATAAAATAAAGGAAAAGTATAAGCTCGTTTGGGAAATACCAATGAAACATTTAATTGACATGGCAAAAGACAGGGGTGCATTTATTTGCCAAAGTCAAAGTCTTAACCTGTGGTTGGAAGAACCCAACTACAAGTCGTTAACATCCATGCATTTTTATTCTTGGGAGTCTGGACTCAAAACCGGTATCTACTATTTACGACGCAAAGCAAAACATCGTGCTCAGCAATTCACCATTGAGCCAGATAAAAAAAAGATTCAAACGGATGAATCTGTTGGTTGTGAAATGTGTTCTGCATAATTTTTTTATTTATTGGGTGTGGGATCTATAACGCATCTCTTAACATTAGACGAATGGTTCTATTTTTACGCGAAATATCGATATTTTCTCTCATTTTACAATAACATTTCATACAAATGAGAATGTCTATTAATGCATTATGTGTATTATTTGGAGTAGTTTGAAATAATTTGTAATGAAGTTCGCTTAGGGTTGGATATTTGTAATAGTTTTCCCCGGTCGATGATACCTTCACAATCCTACAAACGTCAACGCCGTTTTTCATTGTACAATACGTGTCATGGATATTCATTTTAATATTTGTTCTTAATCCTTCCACCATTAGCATTCTCTTGTCAAACGATACGTTATGAGATATCATCACATTACTTTGATTCGCATACATATTAAACTTATTTAATGCGTCTTTAATCAAAATACCACTGTCTAAATGTTCTCGTGTTATATTGTGTATTTTTGTACTTTTTGGATCGATTACAATACTCGGATCTATATTAATATAATCATTTTCAACTGTAACTAAATTGTGCGTATCAATATCGTATACTATATAAGACAACTGAAGAATATACGGCCATTTTTCGATTTCGTATATACTCGCATTTCGATTACTTGGTAGTCCACTCGTTTCCGTATCAAATATTAAGATTTTCATCTTTTAGTGTAAATGTTATCTATATCATGTAATGATTATATTACTTCAATTTTATGTCCAATAGACTAAATAAAAATATGAACTAATATATATCTAGTATGGATACAGATACAATAAAGACAACTTGTGTAGAGATACCTGCTGTAGAGATACCTGCTGTAGAGATACCTGATATGGACACGTCTATAGATGATATTGACATAGACCATACACTTTGGCGCACAGTGGAAGACGTTGAACTTTCAATGTCGGAAACTAAAATAGAGATGTCACCTAATATGAATAATATTGCCATTATAACTTATAATGATGTTATGTGGTTATTATGCTTAACCATGCTTATTTATGATTACGGAACTACTATTCCACATGTGCCAAATGATACAATTAAAAATTGTGTAAATAGATATCACAATACTGATAATTTACAAACATCTGTAGCCAAGCAAGAGGCTATGACTCATTTGAGCCAGCTATATTCAGATGAAAAAATCACCGATTTTATTAGTGACCCAGACACAGACTTACAAGTGGGGATTACCATTTCCGATAAAACTAAACGCATTGCGGTTGTGTTTAGAGGTAGTGAATCTTCATATGATTGGTTTCATGACCTGAATTTTATAAAAAAATGTATAGACAAAAAAAATAATGTCTATGTTCACAATGGTTTCCATACACAACTAACACGAAACAACAATCACACCAGACTTACACAAAAAATAGTTGAAATGTTAAATGAACATCCTGACTATGAAGTATATGTAAGTGGACATAGCTTAGGTGGAGCATTATCTACATTATATGGGTTTATGTTGTCACACCAAATTAAAGAACGTGTTACTATCGTTTCATTTGCTAGTCCAAGAGTTGGTAATAGTGGATGGAAGAAGGCATTTACGGCAAAAGAGAATTTACATCATTATAGAGTAACAAATCATAATGATATTATTACTGCTTTACCCAGCATTTTATATTATCACGTAGGCGATAACATTCGATTAGAGAGAAATAGTAAACCATCCTTCTTGTACAATTATTCATATAGCTGGTGGGATTATTCAATATGTAAGTGTCACAGTCCAAGTGATCATTACTGTGATGAATATTACAAATATTTGCTAGTAAACAAATGGTAATTGTGTGTGATTTTTGAATATAATTGATCTGTGATATATAATATATACAGATCAATAAATTGAAATATGAAACCGATTCAAGTAATGGCGACACCTCATTTGAACTTAAGTTCATTAAAAATAAATGTAGAAAAAAACAAAAAAAACGAGGAACGGGCTAAGAAAATCAATGACGAATATTTTAAAACGATTGATGCTATTATTAAACAGAATAGCAAGTACCAAGATAAATCCATATCAATCGTTGATAATATCACATTCTTTCAGTCAGAGAGAGATCAATTGAAAAACAATACGTATCATAACTACACCCATGCGAACACATTCATAGACACTATATTACATATTATAGAATGGTTTAAGGATTCACAATCCAAAATTACATTTAAAACAATTGAAAAGATGATTGACCTATTGCGATTTGAAAAACATAGCAAATATTTAATACGAAATATACTTGATAATCCATTAGAACTTATCCAAATTGACCACTCTCCAATCAATTTTAGTCAAGCGTATCGTATCGTCAAAGAATTAAACATTGAGATAGCCAACGATATTTTAATTCGCAAATGGGCTATATTTGCGATTCAAGATAACAATGGGAGTTTCTATAAGATTAAAAGTCATGTCGACTCGAAGAACCTGTATAAAAACTATAACGATCGATGCTACAAACAAGGATGGTATTATTTACTACGTAATTTTTGCGAAGAAAATAATATATTGTCAAAATACCCAGTATATCTTGACATATTGAATACATTATTAGTAAAACATAATACAATGAAATATGTCTATGGAATTAAAGAATTCATTGATATTGAAAAAAACATAGGAGATACACTACTTGATATGTATCACGACGATAGTAATGAACCGCCACATAACGGTTTAAAGGAATTTATTAGGTCGTTCGAGATAAATAAATCGACACCAACTAAACCATTTAAATTAAACGATGAACAAATACTGGCGATAGAACATGCTATAAATGACAAACTATGTGTTATAACCGGTCCACCTGGTACGGGTAAAAGTACTATTATTGAGGCAGTAATAGAATGGTTTAATCTTCAAGCACAAAATTCAAAACACGATTATAATATTAGCTTGATGTCACCCACCGGTAAGGCATTTAAAGGTTTGTTAAATAAATGTAAAAATATACAAGACGAACATGTTTGTGGGACACTACATAAGTGTTTATTAAATACCTTTCCAAAAATAGAGAAACATCGTGAATATAGTCCAGACTCTAACGAAAAGAATATGCTTCCAGATCTCATTCATCATATCATTGTGGATGAAGCATCCATGATTGATATATTTATGTTTAAATTACTTCTACAATGGTGTCAGTATTTCGAATGTAAATTAATTCTTCTTGGAGATATCAAACAGCTGCCACCCATTGGGAAAGGTAGACCATTTGAATGTATAATTAATTCGCAACTATTTAATACGATGTATTTAGTTGAAATTAAACGTCAGGATGCGGGTAAACTAAAAGACTGTATTATTAACATCAACAATCGCGAGTTGTCCATATCTGATTTCGACGACACATCTACTATATTTATAGATCATGATTTTACAAACCATAAACAAACAATTAAGCTTTGTAAAAAGTTGGTGGATAAATATGGAAAGGATCGTATTGTATTTCTTACGCCAGAAAATGGAAAAGAATCTGGCGTGTTCGAGATGAACAAACTGTTACAAAATAATGTTTACAATCCGGACAAAATATATATACATGGTTATCTTAAAGATGGCGATTATGTCATGCGAACCGAGAATAAGTATGATGATGATAAGATACGCGTAAATGGAGACACTGGCGTCATCTACTTCAAAGATCCTGCGGTAGGAGTCTCATTTCGGTTTAGAAATCCTACTACTGGAGAATTTTATAAACACAACATGGCACAAGTAAAGTATGATGACGACGATACAAATACTGAGTATGTGCCACTTGACGAAATCAAAGATAATTTCATGTTAAATTATTGTAATACAGTTCATAAATATCAAGGAAGTCAAAAAGATGTAGTCGTATTCATTTGTTCTCCACTCCATAATAGTTTAGCATGGGGAACAAACCGATTAAAATTGGCATATACTGCGATTTCAAGAGCAGCCCAAACTTTAATTGTCATTGGAAACAAAGAGGTATTCTTCAATATTCAAAAATGTACAGACGATCCATTTGTCACTAGTTTTATGAGTGAATTTACTAAATACGAATTTGATTGAATAGACAAAAAAATAAACTGAAACATGGAATGTTGTATAGAATAAGAAATTCGGCGTTTGTTATATGCCGGTGTTAAAGGTAGTCTTTACAAATACCATATGACTTACGGTGCCATTTACTAATGCCATATGTTTTTATTCCATCTATATGTATTTTTGTGCCATAACCCTTGTTTTTTTCTAATCCATATCTCTCGTTTAATTCTGGGTTTTCCTTACATAACTCGGCAATATATTTATCTCTCTCTGTTTTGGCTAAAATAGACGCCGCCGCAATTGAACAGTACTTGTTGTCTCCACCTTCTATACAGAGATGGTTTATTTGTGTAATTGTATTATTTGTAAAGTTTATATACGGTTTGAAATCATTTCCATCAATCAGTAACATATACTCTTGTCCAATATGTGTATTCATCGATTCTAATACATGTTTTATGCTTTGATGCATGCTATTTAAAACGGCTTGACGAATGTTGATATTATCGATTACATTTTCGTCATTGTAAGTTACACTCCATGCGAGTGCGTTTTCTTTAATATAATCTGCGACTTCATTTATTTTTTTTGAACTATGAAACTTCTTACTATCTTTCATTTTACTAAAATCAAATTCCGTATCTTTAGGTAAAATGACAGCAGCTGTATATACACGACCCAGAAGAGGACCTCTACCTGCCTCGTCTACTCCGATTTCATATAAATGACTATGTTCATTATAAAACTTTGCTAATGGTTCTTGTGTAATTCTAGACATAAGACTCTACTATTGATCGTATATCTGATTTTGAGTTATTATTTTTATTCAATTTTTAATTTTTCTTAAAGTATATTATAATGAAACTTCAAAAAATACATTTATTTCTCGTATTATTATTGGCTTTGGTAGTATCCTGTTGTTTAGGTGGGGGGTGGGCATATCTTGAGGGCATGTCATCCAGACGCACAACTACAGACATTAATGGTAATGTAGGAATTAAACGAAGCGATATTCCACTTGGTCAAGAAGATTTATACATATTGAAATCTGAAATTGTTCCACCAGTATGTCCCATGTGTCCACAAGCATCGGCTTGTCCTACACAAGAAAAATGCCAGCCATGCCCAGCATGTGCCAGATGTCCTGAACCCGCATTCGAATGTAAGAAAGTACCAAATTATGCCAGCTCAAACGAACAGTATTTACCTAGACCCGTAATCAGTGATTTTAGTCAATTTGGTATGTAATATGTGATATCCTAGTATGTGTAACCATCACATGATTTGAAATATTATTACAAATCATGTTACTTACTATGTTCTAATATTTAGAGCGACGCATATTTTATTTTCTAGACTTCATGGACTTCTTTGCCTTCTTCATTGACTTCTTTGCCTTCTTCATTGACTTCTTTGCCTTCTTAGTCTTATGAACTTTTCGTCGAACACCTCCAGATTGAGATATAGATGAATCTTCAATCATTGGTTTAGTAGAACCAATTGTAGTAGTAAAAAAAGTACCAAAATTTGCTTGTTGTGATTGAGGCAGTTGTCCTTGGGCATCTTGAATTTCTTTCACGGCTCCAAATGCGTCCTGACGTAATAATTCTAACTCATTGCTAGGCATCAATTGGAGCGGAAGTTTACTAGCAATATAATATGTACCAATACGAAGTGAAGAATTAGCTAAAAATGGTGCCGCTGCGACTAATCCAACCATTCCAGTGAGAGTGGAGACCGCAGTTATATCTCCAATAACAGCACGATATATAATTGCCATTAGTTGATTATATGCGCCACATACTGGATTATTTAAGCCAAGCATACCCCATAGTCTGTTTGACATGTTGCTACACTCCCCACTCCATATAGAGACTAGCCCACTTTGAATACCAGCAATAGAACTATTATTTGTTGCGGTCATATACACAAATATCACCAACAATGCGAATTGAATTGTTCTTTTAATTTGTAAAGCAGTCAATGATCCACCCATAAGACTTCGTCTAGTTCCCTTTTTTAGGCGATTATTTCGTCTAGATCTTCCTTTTCCACCCACTGATTTATCCATGATAGGGCACTCGTCGACAAATATAGTCTTATCCTGTTTTAACTCATTGACTAGACTAGCTAAGCCTGGTGTTTTTGATAATGTATCCACTAAGGCCTTATCCACATTAAAATTTGGACATGATTCTTCCATTATATATTATTCCAGATATAAAAAACTATTCTATTCCTTTGATTTTATACACTTTTCATCTATTTGGAATGTATTCACCTTTTCTTCTTTAGGAACAATTTTAATTACGCATTTTGATTTTCTACCATACAGGGGCTCAGTACATCCCTTTTCTTTTTTATTACGTCGAGTTTTTCTAAAGGTAAATATTTTTGGTTTTTCTTCGGTACATCTTGCTCTAAAATGTTCATACCGCTCTCTTACATCACAATAACTTAATCCCGACTCTTTACCTAAATTTTTATTCACACGTTCATGTAGTTTGTAAACATATCGTGAAAAACTATCGCGATTTTTCATACAACTCATAGTTAAAGGAAACACTTTATAATTCTTTTTCAAATTCTCTCTACAATACCTACAAGGTAGTACGTTCACTAAATTTAACATATAGTTTCTATAGTTAATCTTATCCTCACGTGTTGGATTTACTGGATAGTTAAAACTCATAGTATGTAAAAAATGCCATTGTGTTGGTCCCCATGTCGCTGTTACAAACCCATCTCCTGCATTGAAATCCTTTCTTGTGAATACATATTTCTTATCATTCTTTTTCGTCTTTATATGACTACGAGATTTCATAGATATACGAGAACTCGTATTTTTTTGTGTTTCCATCTTACACTATTTAGAGAAAAAACTTTCCACCCATAATTTATACATATGAGCATTGTTCATCAAAAAATATATCAATCGTTTTGTGATAACACAAAAATTACATTTTATCTCGTTTCAACGGCGATAGTATTCATGTGGTTGGGTATTATTGGACCGTATAGTACAAATTATACAGTACAATGGCTATTTAGGATCATTGTTATTACCCTGTTATCTTATTCCATGTACATTATGTTGATTTCGTCGAATTCATTACTACGTATAGACAATATGTTTACAAACACGAATTTAGCAAATATACGTAACAACTATATCCTTCATATCGCCTACTTGTTTGTAATATTTTTAGCCATACTATATCTGTTATATGAATTTTTTTACTAGATTATTTCGTTTATTCGTATTAGAAGACGACATTTTTTGTAAATTCTATATATAATGTTGGAAGCAATTCAAACTTCTTCGTACAATCTTATAACTAGTTCGAAATTTTGGATAATTTTATTATCAGTATTACTGTTTATAGGTGTGTCTGTATATGTATATAATAAATATGTCTCCTCAATGGTAAATCCTACATTTGTAGCAAATCAAGAATTTGCTTCATCTACTGATACGAATATAAATGTACCAGAAGTAGAAATTATGATTTTCGTAGTAGATTGGTGTCCTCATAGTAAAAAGGCATTACCTATTTGGGAGGAATTGAAGAAGAAACACAACGGGTCAATATATAATGGTTATAAATTAACATTTGTAGAGGTGAATGGAGAAGAAAATCCCGAAATGGCAGACAAATACAAGGTAGATGGATACCCTACAATTAAGCTATTAAAGGGAAACCAAGTTATCGAGTATGATGCGAAACCTACGATAGAACATTTAACCGAGTTTCTAAATAGCACTCTTGCATAATTCTTTCTCGTAGTTCAGGAAAAGTTCTGCATATTTTTTTCCGCTTTCAATTAATTCCTTTCGATTTAACACATTTGTCATATATTCTATCCATTTAGAATAGTCCGCCAAATTTTGATCACATAAGCATTTCACTTCATAGCGTATTGTGACCGCTGCGTCCTTTGATTGAACATATTTCACTATTTGCTCTAACGATGCTTGTAAATATTGAAACAAGTTCATATTGTCATCTATTACTATATTCTGATGCGACCATTTATTGCGGATTCCAAGTATTTGTTCGTCAGTACATTTTTCATTGGTTAAACATTCGTTGATTGGATAATTGTCAAATAAGCCGCCATCAATGTAGCATTTATCGTCAAGTATAATTGGTTTAAATAGAATGGGTACCGCGCTGCTCATTTCTAGTGCGGTAATTAATGATAATTCTGGATGAGTTTTGTAATTAATATCTATTTTTTTAAATGAATTCATTTCTACAGTGAAAAAATGATGTTCGATTTTTGAATATTCATAAAATTCACGCAAGGTAATATATTCAGATAGATCGTTGGCTGTTAATAATGGTTTTAATATCTCATTGACTACACTAAATTGAAATAAACCTTTGCTACGGTACATATCAAAGAAATGTTCGGGTTCGATTTTAAATACCTTTTCCCACGGTCGTTTAATAAAATAATCATCTAATGTTTTCCAATCGTACTTTAAAGATATAATTACTCCTATTATAGCGCCAACAGAAGTTCCATAAATGGTTTTAATCTCATCACGTTTTATAAACTCCATTTCAAATAAATGTTTTAATGCGCCATAACTTAAAAATCCTGTTGGCCCACCTCCGTTAATAACTATATGCTCGATCATCCCTGGTTATATTACATCAATCGTATAGTTTTTAACTTTTTTTTCTAATGAAATTTCAATATGAATATATTTACATTGTCCGATGAAAGTAATCTCAACGAGAAAATTAATTTGGACGATTTATTCGAGAAAAAGAGAGAAATTGCTGAAAATAAACTACAATTATATAACAAAATATTAAATAGAATACATGATAAAATACGTCTCACATCAAAACATAATAATGGCAAAGAACAATTTTGTTGGTATTTAATTCCTGAAATGATGATAGGAATCGCGAGGTATAATGTCTCCGAATGTACAGAGTATATTTTAAGGAAATTAAGAGAGAACGATTTTGTAGTGCGTTATACACATCCGAATTTGGTATTTATTAGTTGGAGTCATTGGATTCCAGGATATGTACGACAAGAATATAAAAAACAAACTGGTACGACTATTGATGGGTACGGTAATTGTATCGGTCAACCACCCTTGATTGAAAACAAGGTTGAACGTAGTGATCCAAATGCTATTTTAATAAATAAAACGGAAAGTGCTACCACAACTACCAAAGAAAAGGGTAAGGAATTTAATTCGATTAAAAATTACAAACCAATTGGAATCTATAATGGGGATATTTTACAAAAAATTCAGGATAAATTGTCCCCATAAACATTACATAATGTATATTCTGTATACTACACTATGTAACGGAGTCTTTTCTAGTAAAAAACATGTGTTTGCTTGATATATGTAGGTAGGTTGTTTTTTTCATGTTTTTCAAATTGATTTTTGATTTTTGAAAATTACACACAGGTTTTTTGTGTTGAATTTTAAAAATTGGAAAAACGATTTGAAAAAGTGGTGAAAAATCACTTGTCACCATAATGCTCTGATTTTTATTTTTTAGATAAAAAATTTGTTATTGTAAAATTTATATGTTTATACGAAATGAGTTAGGAGATTTTTTATATAGGATATATATAGGAATGTTTCCAATACAAAAATCTCCAAAAATCTCCAACAAATTTGTATGTAAAACATGTGATTATACATGCTGTAAGCAAAGTGAATATAATAAACATATTTCTACTAATAAACATAAAAACCTACAAAATCCTACAATAGATACAAATCCAAAGGTATATATGTGTAAGTGTGGAAAAAAATACAAACATTCGTCTACTATGTATACTCATAAAAAAATGTGCGGGTATCACGAAAATATAGTAAGTGATAGTACAAACGCAACCCTAACTTCTATTCCAACAGACCAGGTTTATTTGGCTGAGAAAATGATAGAGTTGGTCATGTCAAAAAATCAAGAATTTATGAATATCTTCATGGACAAGATTGTACATATATTGCCTAGTATTACAAACAATAGTAATAGCCATAATACCAACAATAATAATTTCAACATACAAATGTTTTTGAATGAACAATGTAAAAATGCTATGAATTTAACTGATTTTATTGATTCATTACCTATTACTGCAGTTACATATGATAGTACTATAGAAAATGGATTGACTAAGACAATTACAAATATGCTAGTCAATGGACTCAATCAGTTAGATATATTGGATCGGCCTATTCATTGTACAGACGCATCTAGACAAACCTTATACGTGAAGGATGATAACATATGGGAAAAAGATACGGAGCTTCGTCATATTATGAAAGGAATAAAGGATTTGTCATTAAAACAACGGACTATGATAAATAAATGGCAAGACGCGAATATGGGATGGGATACAAAGGAGAATCTTCAATCGAGAATGACAAAATTAATTTTCAATTCCATGACATCGATAGAAAATGACAATAAGGAAACCGGAAAGATAATTCGAGCAATAAGTAAAAATGTATATTTGGACAATGACACGCGTGATCAATACATTCAATTGAACTAGATAATATTTTTTACATACAAATATTACAAAGTCTTGTTTCGGTTTCTATTGTTGGCAATACTCATACATTTATCGCAAAAATCTTTATTATCCACGACCCAAAAAATGGATATTGGAAAAACAGAGGATAAAATACACATACCTCCCTTGATGTCTAGGGTATATTTTATAGTATGTTCAATTCATTGGCCACTACACCATGTAGGGGAGATACTACATGATGTAGTGGTGCCTTTTTCTAGTAAAAAACTTGGTGTTGCTTGATATATGTAGGGATGTTGTTTTTTTCATGTTTTTCAAATTGATTTTTGATTTTTGAAAATTACACACAGGTTTTTTGTGTTGAATTTTAAAAATTGGAAAAACGATTTGAAAAAGTTGTGAAAAATCACTTGTGACCATAATGCTCTGATTTCAAAATTAAGAATAAAAAATTTGTGATTGTAATTTTTTACAATTATATGCGACTGAATTTAGGCGATTTTTTCTGTTGCTATATTAAGCAACATATGGCAACATCACAATCTCAAAATATCGCCAATAATTTCTATTGTAATTTATGTGACTATACATGTAGTAAACCCAGCGATTATAATAAGCATATATTGACACGAAAGCATAAAACAGCAACAATATCGCAACAAATGGCAACGCCACAAACACAAAATATCGCGAATATTTTTCATTGTAATTTATGTGACTATAAATGTAGTAAATCTAGTGACTATGATAAACATGTATTGACTACAAAGCATCGTATCGCGACAAATAGCGCATGTTTAGTCGCTAAAAACTCGACGTATATATGTGATTGTTGTAATAAAGAGTACGTAGATAGAACTGGCTTATGGCGACACAAAAAGAAATGCTCCAACGTACTAGGAGAAGATAATGATAAAAATAACATTAAATTGTCTGGATGTGAACTTAATACAGAACAGTTGATCAAACTGCTTTTAAAAAACCAAGATATAATGGAAAATGTCATACTAAAGAACCAACATGTTATGGAAAAAATGATAGAAATTATGCCAAATATAGGAAATAATTCGCATAACAATACTATAACAAATAATACACAAAATTTCAATATTCAAATGTTTTTGAATGAACATTGTAAGAATGCTATGAATTTAACTGATTTTATTGATTCATTACCTATCACCGCAGATACATATGATAGTACAATAGAAAATGGATTGACCCAGACAATTACAAATATGTTAGTCCATGGACTTAGCCAGTTAGATATATTGGATCGGCCTATTCATTGTACAGACGCATCTAGACGAACCTTGTACGTGAAGGATGATAACATATGGGAAAAAGACAATGAGCTTCGTCATATTATGAAAGGGATAAAGGATTTGTCGTTAAAACAACGGACTATGATAAATAAATGGCAAGATGCGAATATGGGATGGGATACAAAGGAGAATCTTCAATCGAGAATGACAAAATTAATTTTCAATTCCATGACATCGATAGAAAA